ATAGCACAATCGAATTTATGTGAACTGTTTTATGGAGAAAATTTTATATGAAGATTATCGAGCAATAAAAGCCTGTACTTAGATTAAGTATGGGCTTTACTTCTATTTATTCCTCCTAAAACGCATCTAAATTACGCTTGTATGCCACAAATGCGTCAAGCATAGCTGCAACGTTATCAATCTTGTGTTCTCTTCGTTTCTTGTAAAGCTTACGGTTACCATTTGTATCTTCAAGAGTAATAGCATTACCCATTGTGTACGACATGATTTGCTCATCAAATAAGAGCATTCGTTCACCAGCAAGATTCTTTAACTCACCTAGTGGAACGGACTCTGTTCGCGCTCCCTGCTGCACTTTCTCTATACCAAATGGACCATTTTCTCTTTCCCATCTTTCCACAAATTCCTTTGCATAATATGGATCATATCCAAAGCATCGAACATCATACTCATTCTTAGTTATATAAGCATCTACATCATCAAAGACATTCATTAAGTCAAGGATTGTTCCTTCCATAACTATCAAACTACCCTCAGCAATAAATTTATCATATTTATCTTTAAGTGCTCTTGGTAATCTCGAATATGACAAGGTTGTAATATAAGAACGTGTCTTAATTCCAAACTGTCCATTGCCAATTGGGAACATAAATGTAAATGCACAGAAGTCATCACCCTGGGACATGTCAGCTCCCATAGAACACGCCATCTGCCAATAGCTTCTCTTCTGATGTACAAGTGTTTCAGCATAAGTGAAGAAATATGTGTAGCCTTCCATTGGTATACCAAAACGTTTAGCAAGAATATCATTCCTTGCTGCGGGATTGGCTTCTGCTTTCTCGACATCAGACTGATAAGTCTCATAAGATACAGTGATACCAATGTTAGGATTTGCTTTCATCCAATAACGTGGGTCGTTAACTTCCTTAATATCATCCAGCTTGTACCACCAGATAGAAGTATGTGGAGCTTTATAGTCACCTTTAAGGATACTCATTAACTCCATTTTGATTGTATCGCCGGAACCATTTCTGACAGTTCCTTCTGAGCTGATAGCCACTATCAGATAGTCATCATTTGCTCCTCCGCCTTGCTCTTTTGCTGCTCCCTGCTCAATCGCTCCAACTACATCCTCTCTTACATCACCAGAAAGCCACTCATCAATTGTTGCAACTTTTACTCGCAATCCTTGAAGCTTATCAATTGTCATTGGACGAACTTCAAGTAGTGAACCAGTCAGGAAATTCTGAATACCTTTCTTTGTAGGACAGAGTTTTTGCCTGTTGGCTTTTGAACCTGTTGTGTTGTTGATTGAGCCATCTGTAAGAAATGTATACAGTGGGCCTCTTGAACGAGTGATTGCAGTACGAATTGGTGACATGACCTCTTCTGCCTGAGGCATAGTTGGTGCTGTTGTAATCTGATGCGATGAAGTTTTGTCAATACATAGAAAATAGTTTTGTATACATGATGCATACATTGATTTAGCGGCTCCTCGTGCAACAATTAAATATTGCTTTTTAATGAGTCGCTTCTTGATTGTCTTAGTGACATAGTGCATGCCACCTCGACCATCTGGCTCCGGTATAGTTTTCTCTACAAACTCATACCAGCCAAATATAGACTCTGCCCAAAGTTTGAACGAGTCAAGTAAGTGCAAGTCTGAACCGTCTGTTAAAACCAGCTCGTTCTCACAGAAAGCTATAAATCCGTTTATCGCTTTGTCGTCATAGTAATATTGCGGGTCGGCGATTAGTTCGTCGATTCGTTGCATTTCCATGGCGATTTCATTAGATATCGGGATTTCACCTCTAATTACAGCATCTCTAAATTGGCCGTAATAGTAAGGCACAGCCGTATTAGATAATGCCATTATTGTTCACCTACCTATGTTTATCTCCTAGCAAGTATGCTATATACTGTCTTCCAGTCTCGCATGTTCCAGATGGAATATCTTCAACAGTACCTCTAAGAATATCATCAGAGTTTGTGTTCTGAGACGTCGTTCTGTTTGTCTCATGCTTATTGCTCTGCTCTTCTTTTCGAGAATTCGACTGCTGTTGATTATTCTTATCAGACTGTGGGCTGGTCGCTGCTGCAGAACGTGCTTTGGCATTGTCAATCTTTCTTTGATTTTCAATGATTTTCCACTGATTTTCTAAATCTCTAGCCTTATCTGCAAGTATTTGAGATTGGGATTTAGTGGATTGAGAATTAAGACCTAACTTGTTCCTCACATTCTTTTCAACGTAATCACCAAGTATCCGTGTTCCACGTTCAACAGCCATGTCCGTTAAGTTTCTACTTAATTTCTGTGTAATTGCTTTACCTTTTGAAACTTTGGCTGGTTGCAAGCTATTTAATTCGTTTTCAAGTCTGATACGTTCAATTCTTTTGCGAATCTGAGCATCGGTCATTTCGTTTACTGGTTTAGACCCTTTGCTTTTTGTTGGATTCCTGCGAAGCTGCTTACCTGTTAGCTTGGTATAGTCATCCTTCATTTTCTTTGCTTTTCGTTTACCCAGATAATTCAAGCTTCCATCTTTTTTCGTAAAAATATGCTGATACCATTTCATACCTTTACGTCCAGAATGCTCCAGTTCATCAGGAGCTAATAGTGCGTCGTAATTGTATTGCCACATTTATTCCTCCTGTAACAATTTGACCTTTTCACTCATTCGCCATTTAAGTTCCGTAGCATAGCTTTTACTTGCTTCCAAAACTATCGAGCTTGTCGGTGGGTCAAATATAATTTTTACTTTTGTGCCTGTGTATGTTCTTGCTAAATTAGCCAAGGCCACGTTGTCCGGTATAAAGTCTGCCCATGTGCTTGTGGCATCAGAAATTGTGAATCCATCTGTTCCAATTCCAATATCATTTAATATTGCAAGCTCTGCATTTATGTACATAACTAAGTCTTCATCAAAGCTTGTACATTCCGGAGCTACATTGACCTGCTTCTTTACAGAACCTAAAATGCTTTCTATTAAAACATCATTCATTGTTGTATCTCCTATTGTTTCCATGGACAGGTATCGTTTGGTGTTCGTTCTATAGGTTCAATAACAGCATTTGAAATATCTCCATAATGAATCAGATTGTGAGTGTTGAGGCAACAACATATAGCGTTATCCATATTCAGTAATTTCTCCAAATTCCTTGCTTGTATGTCTTGAGGAGTTATAGGTTCAATATGATGAATATAAATTCCGTTGTATATCGTAAAACCGTCAATACCTAAATCGCATCCATTATCACGCAATATAACATTACGCCGGAAATGCTTCCATTCTGGAGACCTGTAGAAAGTTTGGTTTAACCATCTGCTTCCTCCAAAGGTCTCATGTCCAATAACGGACTTAAAAGAAAGATATGCTAAGCGCTCTTCAAAAGTTGAAAGTTGTATAAGTTCTGAATATGTTTTCATATATCAATGTCGTCTCCTGGGTCATCTTCACCAGAATATATGCCCATTGCACGTATTGCATTCTTGTACATATTCAACTGCTCATCTGCCGACTTATACGCCTGTGTTTTTGCACTTATCAAATCTTTCTGTTCACCCATTATGTCTCGCTCAAGTCTTTCTTTAGAAGAACCTATCTTCAAAAAATGTGTAATGACCTGAGCTGATGCTGTTCCTTCTAATAATTGCTTCTCTGCGAGATCCATAGCTGCTGCCACCATACGATTCTCCCGCTCTTCTAATGAAGCTGCAGGTTTTCTGTCTTCTTTTTTAGGCATTACTATCTCATCTCCTATTGTTCACATATGTTTATATAGAGTTGTAGACATCTTTATAGAACATACAAACCTGTTTTATACCTCTTTTTCGAGCTTAAAGAGGCTATGTGAACACTTGTTTGCACCTGGGTACCAGATGAAAGGAGATAAAATACCGATAAGAGCTTGTATGTTCTATAAAGATATCTACGAAAATATGCACCGGGTCCAAATTGCTTTTCAAAAATATCCCTCCGGAGATTTTTTTAAGACGGCCGCGATGCAGTAGGGGGTGTCAATTTTCAGGACCCCCTCCCCTATCAAAGCCGGGACTTACCTGTCCCAAACTACTGATAGAGGTAATAATATTCAATTTTATTTGTTTATGATGATTCTTCTGATGAATACATCATTTTCTTTGCGTAATCAGCAAACTTTTGTGCTGTTTCTTTATTAACTTTCACATAATTTCCTAACAAATCATACTTAAGAATCTCATTCATTGCTTCATCAATTTCAGAATCGTTAAAAGACTTTGATAAATTGTCAGAAGTTACACAAATTCTATCTAAGTAAGAACAAGTGTTGTAACCTTGCAACGAATCGAACATTTGCCATTCATCAAACTGTGTGAAAGGATTGTAAGGATTATCGGAAGTTGTTAGCATCCAATCATTTGAAACTGTTTCCATTGCTTTGTCCTTTCATTAATTACAAGTACTTAGAAACTGTGCTTGTTGAAACACCCATTGCAGCTGCAATCTCTGCAATAGTGAATCCGTTTGCACTATAAGACTTAATACGACTAACCTTTGCATCACTAAGTGCATTTGTTTGTTTCGGTAGAGCTCTTTGCTTTAAAGCATCTTGATCACAATTCTTAAAGATTTGTAACTGTTTGGTATTACTTATAGCACCTGCTTGAATGGCTTCCCATTCTTTATCATCAATAACTATGTTTGGCTTCTTAGCTCCATATGTAGCTCTAGCTGTGGCCAATGCTTGTGATTTAACTTTCTTAAGTTGATCCTTATTTTCTTTGTCTGTCAGGGAAGGGCTCTGTTCCTTCTTTTCTTTCACAATTATGTTTGCATATAACTGTGCCTGACGTTCTTTAGGGGCATTCTGTAAAGCTAATTTAAGTTTGGCATCCAGGGAAGCGCACTGTTCAGCATACTTCTTCTTAGCCTCAGGGGAGTAGGTGGCACTAGGGGTATTCAGTAGGCTTAGTCTAGCCTGATTACCTAATGCCTTCTGCTTATTGGCATAGTCTGCATAAGCTAACTCTTTCTGATCATGTTTGTCACCGACAAGAGCCATAGCATCCTTAGCTAGCTCCATCTTAGGTACCGAAGTGGTACGTAGGGAGGTAACTACCTGGGTAGTCCCGTTCTTTAGAGTCTTAGTGGTGGTATATGTGGACCCAGTCTCGGTGTACAGTTTCTCTCCTGTCTTAGGGTCTATGTAGTGTTTAGTAGTCTTGCCAGTTACTGGGTCAGTAATGTACTTACCTTCTTTTCTTTCTGGCACTGTCCTATCTTCTGACTTAGACCTTGAGATAATAGTTGAAGCTCCGCCTCCGCTTTGCCACTTCTTCTTAAGTTCGTCGATGCCATTATCAATTGCACTCTGCTTGTAGTCCAACTTATGTTTTTCAGAATCAATAACAACCATTGAATGCCTAACAGCTCTTTCTATTTCATCTGTTGGTGCACCCTTTAATGTCATGTCTGTAATGAGGTTCGATACCACACCCATCTGCTTCTGTTTGTATGCAGAAGTAATAACCTTTGCACCATTAGCGAGCTGCTCATCCGTGTACTTATACTTCTTTGGATCAAAGTCTTTCAATCCTTCAAGAGGTTTATCATGTTTGATTCGCACTGATGAACCACGATTATTTGCTGGTATAACCATGACAGTGTCGCCATCAAAGTCTGCACCTGACAGTATACCTGCTACATGTGAGTTGATACCAACGGCATCCTTTGCGTTACCCAATGCTTTCTTTGCTTTAGCTTGATTGTTGTTGACTGTGAGCTCTGGTATCTCGAACGTTCCTCCATGAGGGTAACGAACCAGGCAAACTTTTTCACCATTCTTATAGTTTGGAGCATAAATCTCCTTATCACTCATTGATGGGATTGGTAGTATTACTTGCATAGCCTGCCTTGGTAAGGCTGCAGCTTTCAAGTGAACCGCTGAGGCATCACAGTCATCTGCAAATGATTCCAGCAATGTCTTTTTAAGAGCTGGGTTCTGCAATGACATGATTTCATTGTATTGTGTCTTCTTCTCGTCATAAGCTAAGTTGAGCTGTTTCTTGATAAGAGGCAAGTCCTGCTTAGATAAGAACTGAGATGACAAAGACTTTGCATACTCTGACCAGTCACCTTCTTCTCTAAGCTTGTTGACTGGTGATAAGCTGTAACGAGGCTCATCTTTCTTCGTAGATTTAGTAGCTTCTGAATATGACTCTCCAACCTTGACATACTTTCCATTTGGGTCAGAATAATATCGTTGGCCGTTGGCTTTTATCAAAGCTCCGAAAGGATTATCCGGATCATCTTTAATCTTCTTAAAGACGTCTTCCGGTGGTGTGCCTTTCTTTTTGTTGGTGTTGAATATGATATCTACTCCATCAGGCATCTTATCTGGCGAATACATAGCCATGCCTTTAAGGTAATGTGATCCATTAACCATAATACGAACCTGTGCATAGTTGGAATTGCCTAAAGAAATATCGTCAACACCTCGTCTGATTTCGATTGTTCCATCTCTATCAATACCACCATCTTCCGCATAGCGAATCATTACTCGCTTACCGTCGATACTTGTAGGCTGTCGAACTACATCAAAGTGCGCACCACCATCTCTTGAATATTCAGTGACAGTATGAATCTTGTCTGGGTTGTGAATAACATCAGACCATTCTGTTCCAGGAGGTGCCAATACTTTAACAGTTGTGTATTTTCCTGGGTTGCTAACCTGAGGCACTTTTACTTCATGAGTTACATACCCTTGGTCCGTCAACATAGTAACTGCATTCTTAAGTCTTGTTGCTGATACATTCATATCGATTTCTACACCAGAACCAATATCAATATACCCTTTATTATCAACATTCTTCTTAAGTACATCAGCAGTTGTCTTGGTTAGACTTGCCTTTTCTTTAGCTTTCTCGTCTAACCATCCTCTAACTGACGATTCATTCTTACCCATAAGACGGCCAATTTCAGAAGTGCTGTAACCCTTGTCTTTAAGAGTTTGAGCCTGCCTGATATTGTTAGCTCGTTCCTGAGCTACAGCATTGGCTTTCAACTCTCTAAGTTTAGTTGTTGACACTCCCATACATTGGGCTATTTCTTTTTCAGTCATGTCTTCTTTTTGAAGCTCTTTGATGTAACCCAATGTATCCTTTGATCTCTGAGGATTTTCACCAGAACCTTTACGGTATCTACCAGAACCTGTTGGTGAACCATCATAAGGTTGTTTGGTGCCATAGTGCATTAGCTCTTGTTCCATCTCACATTTCCTCCGAAATCAAAAAGTTTGTTAGCATCTTGTCATAAGCTACGATTCTATCCATAATAGGCAGAATATCGTCAGCTTCTGGGATTGTGACTGACACTTCGTTGTTCTGATAAATTCTCAGTTCAATGTCTATGCAGCCCGGTTTAAGTTTTTCCTGCAAACAATAAAGACTGGCATATGTCAGAAGCTGCTCAATATGAACAGGTGACAATCCAGTCTTTAAATCAAATATCATGAGTTTATTCTTTGAGAATTTGAGCGCGTCAGCATGACCAAATATAGGTGGCAGCTTACCGCGACTCTTAAACTCTGCTAAAGGTGTTGCAGAATATGATACTGGAACTTCCGTGTCCATGCGGAATCCAATAGCATCATTTGTGTAAGTCATAAGATTCGGGAATATGCGGTCAACGTAATACGCGACTACGTTTTCAGGTATTCCGTGAATCAGCAGATGCTTACGTACTTCCTTCTTGTCAGACTTTAGTATCTTAATACGATATCTAATTGCATTCTCTGCATACTCGTGAATTAAAGTTCCGACTTCCTGAGCGTATCCAGAACATATCATTCTGAAAATATCATCAGGTGTCAGATTCTTTGTTGCCCAACGAGTTGCCTGACTTGGTGGAAGTTTGGCATGCTTACCTTTTAGCATGTCCGAATACATCATCAAGCTCATCTAATATCTCCTCCTTATTCTCTGGATAGATAAATCTTGCGAAAGACATATCGTTCCATTTGTTCACATAATAATCTTGATTTGGTCTATGACTTGCTTTGCTCGATTGCTTGCACTCAAGAGCAGCCCACTTGTCGTCATGAAGAATTAAAAGGTCTGGGGTACCTTGTCTATACCCTGCATCATTCTTCATAACAACGCATCCGTCATATCTGGATTTTATTTCTTTAATCAGACCTGACTGGAATTTGCTTTCTAACATAATTAACTCCTTTCGTGCGTGCGTAAAAAAAATAAGAGCAACTAATTATGGTCACCCTTTTGCTATAGTGTGTGTTTTTACGCGATTGTGGTTCCGTTTTTATACCCACAAAAATATAAGAGCAACCGCGATATACGGTCACCCTCTCACTATAATCTATGTTTTTTACGCGATTGTGGTTCCGTTTTTTGGCGGCTCAAATTTAACAGGATTATCAAAACGGAATCTAAATACATCGGTTGAGACATGGAGAATATTTGCAAATCGAGAAATTGTATAGAAATTTGGAATGCGTACACCACGAATGTATTCACTAATTTGGTGTTGCGAAACCCCAGACGCAATTGCTAACTGGTGTTGCGTCATGGCGTGCATGTACATATACTTTTGTAACTTGTGTCCAAAATACTCATTCATCTTCTCTTTGCTCATTGGAAGCTTGCCTATCTTAAACCACGTCTCCTCCATGTAATAAAATATTTCATAAGTACCATCATAGAATTGAAACGTAATGGACGCTTCTTGCCAATTTAAAGAATATGCTTTTATTCGTGAAATATACTCGTCGTCGCAGTAGCATATGAGTCTGCGCCAAATATCTTCATCCATTTGTTTTACCTCCTTAAAATATGCTTGTGGCCATTTGCCCACTTTTAAAGCCCATTTTAT